TCTCGCATATGTGGATCATAGTTTCTAAAATCAAATTCTAATTCACCACCTTTGTATTCTGAACCATCTGTTAACTGACAAGTCATAGATAGTTTTCTAATTCTTCCGTGCTCTGGATGATTAACATCATCTCGTTGATAAGGTCTATCCCAACTATCACAATGCCAATCATAATATTGATTTAATTTATATTTTGTAAATTGACAATTTTCTGATCTTTCCCAATCAAAATTCCAACCAGCCATTTTGTTAGCTTCATGAACATAAGGATGTAATTCTTTGTATATCCAAGCATCATTAAGCCATACTAAATCTGATTTTCTTTTTCTTTGTAAATTTTTAACTTCTTCTTTATTTAATTTTTTTTTATCACTAAACCCACCAGTTAAAGCCATAACTTCTTTTTGTTTGTTAGCATAAGCTATAACATCGTCACAGAATCTAGGTGTTAATGCAGATTGAAAATACCAATAATAATTAGATAAATTCATACGTTATAGTTTGTACAAAATTTAAACTATCCTTTTGATTATTAGTTAAGTAATACATATTAGTAGATGGAAACATAATAAATTTATTATTTTCTAATGGTATATCCCAACTTCTCCCCTTACGTCTGTTATCTTCATAATGTATTCTAACCACACAGTTTTTAACTTTTACACCATATAATAATGTAAAGTCTGGTGAGTTACGGAGATCTACAGGATCTACATTAAGTAATGGAATTGTAGTTTCTTGAGGCTTATACATATTGCCCCATGTTTCTTTATTAATTAATTGAATACTATATTCAAGATTAATGTGATCTCGCATATATGTATTTAACATATCCCAAGTTTTTGAAAATGGAATAGGTGAGTCTGTAACTTCTGATTTTAATATATCGTTTTGTAATTTATCTCGGTCAATGTCCCAATCTTTAGGCATTGCCACATCACCGTAATATAGAGCTTGCTCTGTTAATACTTTCTTCTGCATACCACCACCAGATATAAATTATGCTAATCCGTCTGTCAAGTCCCAAGACTGGCCATCTTCATTCCAAACGTAATGCCAGTAATTAGTAGCTGGAGTATTTTCATCAGCTGGAGTATTTTGTGCTTCTTGTTCTGCAGTTAATGCGGGAGCATCACCGATAGGTGATTGCCATTGTGCAGTTGTAGTATTTTTTACCCATGATGCATATGGTTTTTTAGGCCAAAAGATTTGATTATCTTCGTCCCAAGTATAACCTATACCTGCGTAGTTACCCCTCAATGCTTTTGAGTTATCACCAGAATTATGTGTATTACTTATTGTATTGTAAGATGTTTGAATCCACATTTCTGCAGGCCAATTATTGTGTCTTTGTAACCACTCTTGTCCTACTCTTTCATCTTCAACACCATCAGCATTTAACATCTTATCATTATCCATAGTTAACACTTGAATAACTTTTCCGTTAGCTCCTAGTTTTGCAAAATGTGCCATAATGTTTCTCCTTATATATTAATTTTTATTACTCATCAAGCTTGGAATTTATATCTAATAATAACAATTCCTGGACCGCCATTTCCACCAGCATATGCTTCATTGCCTGCTCCACCACCACCTGTATTTACAGTACCAGGAGTTTGCGTAGACGCAACACCATTTCCACCACCACCTTGTCCTCCACTAGAATTAGATTGACCGCCTCTTGATGGGGCTGGTCCACCACCTCCACCACCAGCAAAATATCTTGTTGATCCTGTTGCTCCAGGCGTACCATAACTTGGTGCCGTTGGACCAAAAACAGTGTCAGCTACAAAAGAACCATCTCCACCATCACCACCTTGTGATGGGTTAAATGTTCCACCTCTTGGTGGACCTCCTGATCCATCTGATTGTATTGCAGGAAAACCTGCACCACCACCGCCTCCACCTGGAGGAGGATATGGAGGACCGCTACCTGCTCCTGGATTTCCTTGTGATGGAGATACTGAAGGTGTGTTTCCAGTACCATTTGAATTTTGGTGAGCTCCGCCTCCTGATCCACCATTTCCTCCTGCAGCACCTCTAGCGCCGTAACCACCACCAGCTGATGATATAGTTGAAAAAGTTGATGTGCTACCTTGAGTTCCTACACCCTCTGAAGTAGCTCCTGGACCTCCTCCACCAACTGTAATTGTATATGGTTGTACTGAAACTGGTAAAGCTGCTGGAGCTATTAATGGTGACATCGTTGGAGCAGGAACACATCCTGTTGAATTAGAAAGTCTAAAACCACCTGCACCTCCACCGCCACCACCATCAGGACCTGCACCAAAAGCGCCTCCACCACCACCAGCAACTACTACATAATCTACTGTATTTGATCCTGCACAATTACCTCCTGCTGATACACAAAAAGTACCAGGACCTGTAAAAACGTGAGTTTTAAAACTTCCATTAGTTAATACTGTTCCACCTGTAGCTTCAATATATTGTGATGTTGGTGTTTCTGATTGTAAACCTGAATCTGTTACTAACCAACCTTGTACTGAATCTATAAAAACTAATGTAACTGCTAATCCTTCTGTTGATAAAGTTGCATTTACAGTTGAACCACCAATTTTATCTGAACCGTTTTGAACTAATGTTAAAGTGCCTGTATCAAAAGTATTTGCATAATCTTTAAATCCAACAACTGCTCCTGCAGTTCCTGCTGGTAGATTAACTGAAAATCCTCCACTTGTTGTATTACAAAAATATCCTTCACCAGCAACCGCTGTAAAACCTGATGTCTTAACTGTTGTTTGCCAATTAACTGAACCTGTTGCTCCAAAATTATTTGCAGTTCCATTGTTAGTAATTGTTGCTCCTGCTGCAATTGTTAAAGTACCTCCGCTAGGAAGATTAAATGTGTCTCCACTATCTCCTAATGTAGTTGTACCACACGCTGTTCTTGGACTAATTTTATTTACTTTTATTTCACTCATAATTTACCTATTGAAATTTATACCTTATTACCACAATACCTGATCCACCACCACCTCTAGCTGTTCCAGCGGCAGGCCATCCACCACCTCCACCGCCACCACCTCTATTAATAGTTCCCGCAGAACCATCTAAATTTGGAGATGAACCTCCTTGACCACCTGTTCCACAAGGGCTAGCTGCTCCTCTTGCAGGTGCACCACCTGCTGTGGCTGCTGCTCCGCCTCCTCCTGCATAAGCAACAGGAGATCCTGTAATATTTGTTGTTGCTCCTACTCCACCTGTTCCTGCGGCAGTTCCTGGATTAACGTTTCCACCCACACCTCCAGCTCCACCGCCTCCGCCACCACCGTGAGTTCCATCAGCATTAGGTCCACCTGTGCCACCATCATTTCCTTGTGCTGGATTTGTTGGTGGTGTATTTCCAGATCCTCCTGTACTTCTAGTGGGTTGATTAGGAACAGAAGTAGCAGCACCGCCACCACCTGAACCACCATTTTGTGCAGCAGGGTTGGCTGAACCGTCGTATTTAGCACCACCTCCACCTGCAGATGTTATAGTTGAAAAAGTTGAAACTGCTCCTGAGTTCCCCAGATTATTAGATGGATTAGGTTGTTGAGCACCTCCTGCACCAACTGTAATTGAATAAGGTTGGACTGAAACTGCTAATCCACAAGTAGAAGCTATTGGTGAAGCTGTATAACCTCCATCAGGATTTTTACCTTCTCTAAAACCACCTGCTCCACCTCCTCCACCACCATTTGATGGTGATGTAGAGCCACCTTCTCCTCCACCTGCAACTACTAAATAAGAAACTTTATTTGAACCTTTTGCATTTCCTGCACAAGAAACACAAAAAGTGCCTGGTCCTGTAAATGTATGAACTTTAAAATTTGTACAAACAGTACTAACTGTTCCACCTGTTGCTGCTATAAATGCAGCGGCGGTACCTACTTCTGTATCTTCTGCGTTTTGTACATTGACCCAACCTTTTGTTGAATCAACATAAACTAAAGTTATTGCTTGACCATTAACATCTAATTGTAATGTTTCTGCTACACCACCAATTTTTTCTGAACCATTTGGTGCAATGATAAAAGGGTACGTAGCAAAATTTCTTGCATAATCCGAAAAAGCAACAATTGCTCCTGCTGATCCTGCAGGTAAGTTTGCTGTAATTGCACTTCCTGAATTTATAAAATAACCCTCACCATTAGCTGCTGTGAATGTTGTAGTCTTCGGTGTAGTTTGCCAATCAACAGAACCTGATCTGCCAAAACCTGTTTGCGATGCACCTGCTGCTAAAGCAACAGTTTTTCCACATCCACCTATAGTTAATGTAGATCCTGATTCTGTTGTTACTGTATTTACTTTAATTGTACTTGTCATAATTATTTAAATTTATACCTTATTATTACTATACCAGATCCACCATTTGCACCACAAACAGAAGAAGATGCTCCTCCTCCACCACCGCCGCCAGTGTTACAGGTTCCTGCAACTGCAGCCGCAGCAGTACTTTTACCTCCTGCACCACCGCCACCGTTACCACCAACACCACCTGCTGGGCCACCTTCGGCACTACCACCACCGCCGCCTGCTCTAAATACATTACTTCCACTAATATTTGTTGGTTGTCCATTACCACCTGCTCCACCATTACATCCAGGTGCAGTTATGCTTTGACCAACAGCTGCAGCTCCACCACCGCCACCACCACTGTGTGGACTTGGTGTATATCCTCCACCGCCATCAAATCCTTGTGCAGGAGTTGTTGAAGGGGTATTACCTGATCCTCCATTACTTAAACCACCACCTGGTTGACTTGAAGAACTACCTCCACCACCAGAGCCACCATTTGCCCCTGCAATTCCATTAGGAACATTAGAATAACCACCGCCTCCGCCACCACCAGCAGATGTAATTGTTGAAAAAGTTGAAACACCACCACTAGAACCAGTTCCAGAGCAATTTCCTACGCCTTTTGCTCCACCACCACCTACTACTATTCCATAAGCTTGAGCTGTTATCGTAACTCTGTTTGGTGCACTTGGATATCCATCTAAAGGTGAAGCTGTGTAAGGTGTTGTAGGAGATTTCACCTCTCTAAATCCACCTGCTCCTCCACCGCCAGCTTGGTGTTTGCCACCGCCACCACCGCCAGCTAAAACTAAATATGATACTATATTTTCAGCAGCAGTCGCTGAAGCATTAGATACTGTAAAAGTTCCTGGTCCTGTAAATGTATGAATTCTACAATTACCGCAGTCTGCAGTTGTTCCTCCTGTTGCGATTATAAAAGGATTTCCTGTTGCATTAGAAGTTGAATCTTGAACGTTTTTCCAACCTTCAGTTCCATCTACATATACAAAAGTTAAAGATTGACCTTCTGTACTTGCTACAAAATCAGCAGCTATTCCACCAATTTTTTCTGATCCATTTGGTGAAATGGTTAAATTATATGTTTGAAATGTGTTTGTATAATCTACAACTGATACAATGTTGCCTGCAGTTCCTGCCGGTAAGTTCATTGTAAATGCTCCACCGGATGTATTTGCAAAATAACCTTCGCCATTTGCAGCAGTAAATGTTGTTGTCTTAATACTTCCTGTTTGCCAATCAACAGTTCCTGTTCTTCCAAAACCTGTTTGAGTAGCGCCGCACGCAAGTGTGACTGCTGTGCCTGATCCACCTAAAGTTAAGGTTGAACCACTTTGTTTATCTATTGCATCTACTTCTATCTTTGACATTATACTATTACTAAAGTTCCTGTTACTGTTATAGTTGCAGGAACCGTAATAGGTCCTGCAAGAACTGCACTGTCTATTGTTTGAGTTCCGTCAATTGTTGACGCTTGATTTTTTATAAATTCATCAGGAGCGTATTGCCCTCCGATGTATTGGATTCCATTTATTGTTGCCGTCATAATTCCTCCTATGAACTAATAGTATCGATGTATGAACAAATAACATCTAATGAACTTGCCGTATCACTAACTGCTTCTAATACATCACCACTAGCCAAAACAATTTTTGCTCCGCCTTGGATTAATTCAATAGCTGAATTAGGTGGAATATTAACTCCTTTTGCTAAAAAGTAGTCAGCTCCTCCTTTTGCAATTTTAACATCAACTTTAATTGTTGAAGTTAAAACATTACAGCATCGAATACCTATAACTGCATCATAATTTCCTGCAGTTAAAATAGTAGTATCACCTGTTCCAATCACTCGGTGCAATTCGTTTCTAAAATCTTGTGCCATATTTTTTCCTATTTATAACGCCACCGCCATTGCTAATGCAAAGCCAGCTGACGCTGCTCCTACTGGTGTACCTGTTGAATCTAGATAAACCGTTTTACTTGCAGGCATTGTACAAAATACATCTTTTGTGCCTGAACCAAAATCAACAACATTATCAGAATTAGAACTACTAAAAATTGTAGCTCCTGATCCTCTTGTTAAATTTGCACTTGTACCATCTAATGTTCCAAGTCCAACTTCAAACTCATTTGTACCTTGATTAAAGATACAATAATAAGTTGTGTTACTGTTTCCTATTCCTTGTGCAAAAGTTTCAAATCCAGTCACTGCTGCTCCAAGTGCAAACGCACCTGTACCAGTAGTTGTGCTTGTTACTTTTACTCTATCATTTATAACCAAAGCCATAAATTTTCTCCTTAAGACATACTAATAATAGCGTTAGCTGGAGTAGTTGGATCAGGAAACGTAATTGTGAAATCACCATTCGTTGCTGTCTTACTACCACCAAAATCTAAAACTACCACTAATCTGTTTGCTACTGAATCAACAGTATCACTATTATATATTGCTGCATATGCTGCTGAAAAAGTTGCAGAAGACCAAGTTACATTTGCAAAGTCAACTGAAGCAACTGCTGTACTTGAAGCAACTCCGTTGTTAGTTAAAGTTTTAACTGCGTAGTTAGAACTTCCACCTGAACTTACTTCATCTGTAGTTGAATATACAGTGCTTGCTGTTGTGTATGGAAATGATCCTCCTCCAACATATAAAGATAATTTAAAAGTGTTTCCTCCAGAATTAGCAAAGTTGTGCTGACCTTGAAAGAGTGCACCTCTAAAAGAAAAGGGTATAATGTTAGCCATATTGTTTTCTCCTTATTTGTTACTTGATGGATTCCTCGATTCTAAAACAGTACGAATTACACCATCACCGTATTCATCTCTGCGTCTTCTACCTTGTTGTTCAATAGCATAAGACATTAAAGCTTTTTCATAAGCTCCTTGGTAGTATTGTAACATATCTTGAGGACCTTTCAAGTATGCATATGTATTTACCAGACAAGCGTATAAAAGTAAATCTTGATATTTGTTCGACAAATAAGTTCCATTTGTAGCCGGAGCGGGATTAGATGTTGTATCTGTAATTGTCTCTGGCTGTTTATTATAAGCCAATGTAATTTCGTAAGTTTTATCAGGTGTTGGGGCAACTACCCAAAACTCTTCGTCCCAATTAGCATAATATTTAGGAATATCTACAGATTGACTGCTTGGATCAGAATAGTATTCTGCCATAAAACTAGTGTCTCTTTGTTCTAAATAAAATTGATTTCCTGCTGCATCTTTAAATTGCACATATCTAATAAATCTTAAATCTGCTGGAATAGTCACATATCTATTTCCAATAATAGCATTAGAAGTTGCATAGAATCTATCTTGATCAGAATCTACTTCTCTGTAAATTTTGTTTTCTGAATTTTTAATTATTGTTTCTAAAACAGAATCAGATAATACAGTGCTACTTACCTCTGTATAATTTCTAATATCATCTCTTAAGTTTGTTAAAGTGTATGCCATTATCCGTTTACTACCTCTAATGTTACTGGTCCTGCTGAACAGTTAGCTCCACCACCTTTTACACCGCCTGTTGTAGCATTACTAGTGCTTGTTATATAAAAATAATTTATTGGATCTGTTAAAGAATCTGTTGTTGTATTTCCTGTAACATTTCCTGCAGAATCTATTTGTCCTAATGCAATTGTAAATCCATTTGCATTATTTAAATCACTGACGTTATCAAATGTAGGTATAGTTGCAAAAGCTTGTAAATTTCTTAATTTAGGTTGTTCAATTAAATCTGATCCAGCAGGTCCAGCAGAAGTTACAATAGGAGGTCCTCTAAATCTTACAACAGAACCTGCTGCTCTTTGATGATCTTCTGAAAAAACATTTACATAAGTTGTTCCACCAGAGATAACAGTTGTAAATGGATTGTTGTTTAAAAGTATTAAACTTGTTTTTGATGCAGGTTGTGGTCTTGGATTATATAAAGCCTGTGGATCACTGCCTACAGGTTTTGGTTCAAGTTGTGGTTGTTTAGCTTCAAATTCTGAATAATGAACTAACGATCCATTCCATTCTCTAACCATTTCTGTATATGGAAATGCCATTCCTGATCTATCAGAAATTGCTAAAGATCTTTTACCTGATGCGTACTTACCCATTATACTCCATCTCCATAAAATGTTTGTC